ACTAAAGGCGTTTTTCGTGAGAGAAACGCCTTTTTTATTGCTTAATCGTAGATATTCATGGTTTTTTAGAGCTTAAAAAAGTAATTTTAAAGGTACATAAAGAATTATAAAGACAACCCCAAAACCCCCGTTATTACTGTTATATTTTAGTTTAGAGGGGAAATAGAGGGAGCAATATGGAACTTGTTTTCAACCAAAAAATCACCTTTTCAATCTCTAAACGCCGTGGAATTTGGTATGGCCGTGAGTACCACAATGGAAAGCGGGTCTCCGAGAAATCTCTTGGAACTAAACTAAAAAAAGAAGCTGATATGTGGATGCAGCAAATGAATGCTGTGAAGTATAGTCCAGAGCTTCAGAAAAGACTTTCCGGCAAAAAACGGTATTTTGGTGAGGAAATTGAAAAGTACCGCAAGAGATCCGTTGATCTGGTGTCTAAATCTTCCCAGAAAAGCGGTATTGCTTATGATTCAAGGATTCGTCGATGCTTTGATATGGTTCCAAAAGACATGGTCTTAGAAGACATCACAAAAGATGATTTACAAAATTGGTACTCTGAATTACTAGTGTTGGCACCCAAAACGATTAAGGAAGTCCTCCGTCTGGCGAAAGCCTTCTTTAACGATATGGGTGTTGTGCCAAACCCGGTGGCTTCCTTTAAGGTGCCTAAAATACAGCAACGTGAACGGCCTTTTTGGACTTTGGAGGAGATCGCTAGAATTTTGACTAAGGCGCCAAGTACTGGTGATAGGCTTTTCTGGGCATTGATGGCTTATGCGGGATTGCGCTCGCAGGAAGCGATGGATTTGGAATGGGGTGATATAAGCCTTGATAACAATCAATTAACTGTGAGAAATGGGAAAGGAAATAAAGCAAGAGTTATCCCCATCCATTCTGTGATTTTAGCAGAGCTTGCAAAATTCCCTCAATCTGAGCGGACTGGCATGGTAGTGAACGTACAACCAAAAACTGCGTTTGGGAGGTTGAAACTACTAAAGAGAATTCTTGCTGGAGAAGAGTTTCAAGTTCCTGGACCAGTCACCTTGCACCGTTTTCGGCATAGTTTTGCGTCAAACCTGATCCGAAATGGCGCGAATGTAAAAAGTGTGCAATTACTGATGGGGCATGCAAATATCAATATTACGCTGGATACTTATGGGCATTTGTTGCCAGGTGATTTGGAAAAAGCTATTTGTTTGCTTAGGTAAGGATGAAAAAGGGAAATGTCTAATGAATCGTGATTTTACTCCTCTGAGAGAAATAATTGATTATGTATCAGTGCCAAGTAAATTATGGATGGTAAGGACACAAGGAGGAGAGTATTATAAAATCTTCCGTGATGAAGGATATATTGCCATTGGTAATCCAAAAATTCCACCTCTTGCCCAAATCTCAGAAGGTCTCAATGACAAAGAGGGAAATGCATTATTACGCTTAAAAGTTGCTGAAGCCAATCCGAAAATGAAAAAGAACGCCATCAATAGCTTAATTGCAATACTCCGGTCTTTTGAACAAGAAATGAAGCAAGGCGATTATGTTATTATTCCTGGTAAACACTCCCACAAGTTTTCAGTTGGACAAATTTCAAGCTCGTTTGACTTTCTAAATAATCAACCCATGCCACGGGTAAGATCAGTTGAATGGCTTGGTGAATACAGGAAAAGTGAGTTTGACCATAAGCTTCAAAAAATATTCCAATATGGTAAACATGTATTGGATGTGAGTTCTAACGCTGATTATTTGTACAAAAAAATGTTTCCAGTGTTTATTAAAGATGGCAAACCATACTTTTCAATACCGATCAAAAAAAAGGGAGATGTTTCTGCTCGTGAATTTTTTGAAGCGGAGAAGGCGCTAGATCTTTTCGATTCAATATGCAGGCTATATGGTTTTGATTGCAGTTCAGAGGTCTTTACGATCAAAACTCAAGTGCAGTCTGAAGGTGATCTTTTATTTAGTGTTGTTGGGAATTGCACTTCATTAAACCTACAGCAAGTTCGTGCAGCTGTTGTAATTATGTCTATGCTTTTATTTGGCTGTGGGGAAGGGCCCAGTCGCCAAATCAGTGATGATTATTATAAAAACACTATTCCTGTCCATTCTGAAGTTAATGAATATGTTGATGACAACCTTTTAAAAATGGATAAACAATTTCAACAGCAGTTGCAGGATCTTAAGGCTGCTGAAAGAAGGATGAATTCTGATGAGTAATGTGTTTGTAATACCAACGGATAAGTCCTATAAGTTTTTGGCAACTAGCTCATTAATTCTATTCTTCGTTTTTTATTTTATTCCTGATTTAATGCAGATTTTTGTTCAAGATAGGGTTGTTAGTTACAACCTTAAAAAACTTGAAATTAAGATGAATTATGAGTCTCTTTTATACCAGACATCTGGTCTACTTTCTCAAGCTGAGAAACAGGAAATCTCAAAGGAACAGTTAAATTCAGAAATCAAGAAGTTGGAGGCCCAATATAACAAGGGTAATTTTAAGCACTTAGTTCAATATTCGGATGAAATTAAAAAGTATAAAGAAATCAATGTATTAATGCAGAAACACCGAGCTTGTGTGCTTCGTGTTGCAGGAGTTGTTTTTTTTATATCACTTTTGGTTTGGATTAATGCAGAGAGAAAAGAAGGTAGATCCATATAGACCTGTGTTTTCCCTCTTTTGAAATTCTATGAATACTGTTTAAAAACTAACAGAGATGTGCTAGCGATGTATGCAATGAGAGATAAGAAGAGTAAGCGTAAAGAAATACCGGTTTTTCTCATGCCAATTGTAATGATATTATTTTTGGTTGGCGCCCTAATTTCATTCTTTGCAAGTTTTAACGATAGGGTTTCAGAAAGCCAGGAAGTATGGGGGCAATTTGGAGATTTTTTAGGAGGGGTATTAAGTCCAATCTTTGCTGTTTTTGCTGTTATTGCGGCTATTTATGCATATAAAGTACAATTAGATGCAAATACTAAAGCAACTGATCAGTTTAGGACTCAGAACAAGGATGACCGTTTTTTTCGGATACTTGACCTGCACATCAAAAAAATTGATGGAATGCAAATAAGACTCGGTAAAGACTCTTTTGTGCGGCGAATGTGCTTTGAAGTTTTGTTAAGGGAAATAAAACAAGCTTATAAGGCGTCGTTACGAGTTGTCACTCAAAACCAAATGATTTCATCAAACACCTATAATGAATGGCAATTAGGGGTTGTTCGATGCTGGGTTCGTCATACTACAGAATCATGGATGGCTGAATTAGATGACGAGAATTTAACCCAAGAGTTAAATGACCAGCACAAAATAAATAAAAGCGATTTGATAATTAATGCCTTTGGGAATCTTGATGGGAACAGCTATATTGAAGATGCTTTATTAATTGAAGCGGTCTCATGGAGTACGTCTACTAGGTTGGCTTTTTATAAAACGGTTTATTCAGATTTATATCGGATATATGGGGGTGAGATAGGTCATTATTTTAGAAATCTTGAGCGAATATTGGACTATTTAAGAAAAAATTTTGGGGATGAACCTGAGTTTTTTGCAAAGTTATTTAGGGCGCAGCTTTCACGGCACGAGATTGCTTTGATTTATTATAATTGCCTTTCTGATTTTTCTGATAAAAAATTTGTCGAAGGCGTGGTTGGTTTTCATCTTTTAAAAGGGGTGTATATGGAGGACATTATTGAGTATGAAAAAATGGTTAGTACTTTTGATCAAAGAAAACGTGAATTAAGTATAACTATTAGCGAAGGTGATTTTTACAGGTGATTGAATACAAAGTTTGCTTTGTTGGTATTTTGCTCTAAACTGGTTTTTAAATGGAAAGGTTTATACCTATTATTTCTCTCATAATTGCTGTATTGTCTGTGTTTGTAGGGCCTTTCATTTCTTCAAGAATTGCAAATAAAAGTCTTTTGGTTCCTATTCATCAAAAATGGGTAAATGAATTTAGGGACATTATTTCTGAATTATCTGCGAAAGCGCTTCACTATTATGTGAGCGGGTTTGAAGAAAGGAAGGACTCCGAGTATTTGGATCTTGAGGTGCTGCGTCAGAAAGCAGAATTTTTGATTACACCACACAATAAGATTCATTCAGAATTTATTCAGGTTGTTTCTGAAATGATAGACTGCATTAATGATGGTTCTGTTAATGAAAAGTTTAAGAAAAGCCATATAAAGATGAAGTCATTAGGGCAGTCTATAATCAAGGAGAAAATGAGAACGGTAGGCTTATAGGCTCATCAAAAATTATTGGGGCATGATGAATATTGAATTCTCTGAACAAAACATTTCATTGATTATTGGAGGCTCTATTGCACTAGTATCTTCCTTGGTTGGTGCAGTAGTTCCGCATTTTCTTCAGTCACGCACAAAGAAAAAAAATGTGCTTCGCGAAAAATTAGAGTCACTATATGATTGGGTGGTTGACTGGAATAATGGTTGTTTTACAAGCCTTGTACTGTACTTTGGATTAGTTATCAAAGATGAAATATCCTGGGATGAATATAATGATATGATTATTGAGGGAGATAAAAAGACTGAAATAAAAAAGGCTGATGCCGTAAGTGCAATGTATTTCCCTGATATCTATCTTGAACTTGAAAAATCTAAGATGATTTCTCAAAAGTTAAGCAGATATATTAATGGTCCATTAAAGAAAGCTTATTTGAATGGGGTAGATTTTCACCCTTATCTTCAGGAGTATGATGGAATTGTGAAAAGCTTGAATGAACAATTTACGCGTATTGAGGACCTTATGATAAACAAGGCAAAAAGTTTAAAATGAAGATGCAATATTTTGATGTTTCAATAGCCTAAGATTATCCCAATGTGGGGCAAGTGATTATTTATTATTCGCTTTCCATTTTAATCCTGTGGCCCACAGCAAAAGCTTTTCTTAGCAAGAGAACGTTTCAGTATGGGACAAATCTTATTAGTCGCCGCGATACGCGGAAATATCGTAAGTTTTTCTGATGTCTCTCAAATTCATATTGCAATCCGCCGAAACTCTATCACCCAAACATCCTTTTTATGTGGCCCATAAATCGCCTTCCATGCCTCAAAAAACGAATCCCGGTAAGATCCAGTTTGTGGATGTGGTAGCATCCCTTCAGTCTTTGCTTTATCTTCTGAAATACGTTGAACCCGTTCAATCCGTATGTCAGTGATTTCAAGCCAAATCCTGGCGATATCCTTTGGCATATGGATAGAAGGTTTCCAAGTGTATTTATCCCTGTCCTGGATAGGCGTTGTTGCCCGAAAAACTGCTCTGAGTGGGTAAGGAGCAGGCTGTTCGTTATCAACTAGGCAGAAGGTTTCCCGGACGTATAGTTTGTCACCAATGAACCCATAAGGACACCTGGAAACGTGGATTCCGGAGGATCGAGCAACGTCCTTGTATAATTCCGTAATTGCAGGATAATTAGGCCGACGGGTCTCGATCATGTAGTTCTCTGACGGGCCTTTGTAGGGTCTGCGTGTAACTGTTTTGCGCCCGGTAAGGATTGCTCTGACTAGTTCTTCAGTGACAAGAATCGGGCGTTCAGTATTAAGTGATGATTTCATGATGCTCTCCGGAGGTCTTTGGGTTGATAGGTTTCTTCCTTTTCCTCTATACGCAATTCCTGCAGCTCATCCAGCCAAGTACTTAGGAGGTAAAAGACCATTTCCTTTGCCTGGTTGTCATGGTATTCATCCCACTTTTTGGCTGTCTCTATGATTCCTTTTAGGTAACGAATGTCCTTTGCTAGACAGCGGTTTGTTGAAAGCCAGATGCCGCGGTTCAGATGTTTTGCTAGCCATTTGGCATCATATTCTTTATACATTGCGCAGATGACGTGGCCAAACTCTGCATCCTCTACAAAGACTCCATCAGCCTTGAATGAGGGGCGTGTCTTTCTTTTTGCCATTATGAGGGTCTCCGGTTTCCGAGTTGTGTTCTTGCGTTGTGCCAGCTCTCAACGTGGTTGATATAAAACTTCATCGGTGAGCCTGGCATGATCTGATTTACCGGCAGTTCCTTTCGTTCTTTTAATTTTCGCATGCCAGCAGGAGACAAGCCTGTCATTGCCTGGAAGCCTTTTGAGTCTGTGAACTCTTTACCGGTTACTCCGCAGGTGAAAATTCGGATTTCTGCATCGTTGGGCAGTTTCCGGAGGGTGAATTTTTTATTTGAGAGCTTAGCCATGATTTGCCTCCTTGAGTCCTTGTTTGAAGTTTTCGAGTGTTTTTGATGCGCGAAACATTGATGCTAGGCTTGTGGATGCTTCGATAAGCCGATATTCAAGCCCCCAGAACCATTCAGCAATCTGTGATTTATGGGTGCTTTCAACCAGTCGGTCGATGCCGTCCTGTTTTGTTAGATTATTGCGTCTGGTCCTGAAAAAGGTTTCATCTCCGATTTTGACCAGAATTCGGCGAGTGATGCCCTCATTCTCATCGAGCGCACACTCCATCAAAATCCGGATTTCTGAGGCGTCGAAGGCCTTGTTCTGTTTGATTATTGTGGCTCTGGCTTCTGCAATTGCAGCCTGGAGCATTTCTTCATTTGCTTGCGCTGTCCATAGATCCATCAGTTTACCTCCCTTAGAATGGGTTTTGCCGGTGGTTCCAGCTTGAGTCCGGTGGATTTATCCACCAGACGGCCAGCTGTAGCCAGATCATAATGCATATCGCAGTACTCGTCTCTGTTGTTTAACTGCATGTCGCAGACAGTGCAGAAGCCAGGTACCGGTTCTTTTTTCCTATTATTCTGGGGCTTCTTCATTGTCATCACTCCAGTCTGGATCCAGGAATAAACTTCTCAGATCGTTGTAAGCGTCTTCTGAGTAGTCTGCGAGGTTTGTCCAGGATTTCGGTTGGTGGTCTTTTGTGAGGGCATCAGACAGTATGTCATTGATGATTTTCCGGTCAAGATTAACCCATTCAGCCAGATCCAACATTGAGTTTATGCACTCGTTGATTTTGGCAGTGTTCATATTAACTGATGTCATCATGACGGCTGCGTTTCTGTAGCATCCTGTGTCCAGGATATCCCGTACCCTCAGGGCATCTTGATCGCGAAGCTCATCAAACTTACTTTTGCCGTGTTTGGCGATCCATCCGTAATCTTCGCCAAATGCGATCAGCAGTAGCATAGCTTGGTCAACGTCCAGGGCGGTCTCCAAGTGCTTCTCACACTCTTCGGATTGAAAGAAGTCAGTGAAGGCCTTGAAGGCATGGGAAAGCCACTTCCGGCCAAGCGAATCCAGCCGATCAGCGTATGATTTGGGCTTAGGTTCAGTTGGCTCTGTTGCCTGGCCACTGTTTTTCATAAAACGCTTGTATTCGGATTCATCAATGTAAGTGACGGCCAGCTTATCTTCATCGATGACAGGGACCATACCTGTTTTAGGAGTACTTGATTTGAATTCATCATCAATTTGATGGTTCAGTACAATCTCGGGGATGGTTTTTCCTGCGGAAAACTTGTAAGTACTTACTGCTTTAATGGCGTTTGGAAATTGAGTGTTTAGCTCTTCCAGTTTTTTGTCTGCATAAGCCTTGTATTTTTTATCCCAGCAATCCGAGTTCAGACAGCGGTCTTTTGACAAGTCTGCGTCTCCGGAGAATAGATCTATCATTGCGCCGGTTCGATCTGGGCATTTAGTACACTGAACTAACTCACCACATTTCCAGTTGAGAGGCCAGGGAGCATTTTTGAGCAGCTTATTCCACTCCTGGATCTCTGAAGAAAAATCCTCCCAGTTAAGATAGGTGTCTGCGTCGTCAAACAGATATCTCCAAGACTCTGCGAGTCGTTCCTGCTGATCTTCTGGCAGTGCTGCTACTGTGGCCCAATTATCCAGAGTAATCCTTGAGCATGCAGGCGCATCGATGACTCTTAGGAATTCTGGGATCAGGTCTTTGAGTTTTCTGCGTTGGATTACCCATGCAGCGGATTTACCCATGCGGTCGGCGATGTCCTGAACCTTCATTTTTTTCATGGTACAGAATTCAATTTGTTTGAGCTCTTCGCGAATGGTGAGGTTGGCGCGTTCGAGGTTTTCAGAGTAGATGATGGCCACTCGTTCTTCTTCTGAAAGATCTTCATGAACATGAGCTTCAATTTGATCTTTCTTGAGAACTTCCTTCACAGCTAGGTACCGACGTTTACCTGCCAGCAGGGTATAGCCGTTTTTATCTTTTTCCACCGTAACAGGATTGATAAGTCCGGTGTGCTGGATGGATTCGGCTAGGGTTTTGAGTGATTTGCGGTCAATTTTTGACCGCGCGTTCTTTTTTGAGACTGTGATTTGGTTGATTGGAATTAGCATGGTTGCCTCCTGGCGTGGTTGTTAGTCAAAGACGACAGATTTATCGATTTTGAGTTTTTCTTTAAGATCAGCGTATTTTGCGTTGGCTGCAGCGATTGCAGCAGCTGATCCCATGACGTGCTCAGCATATTCTGAGTGAACATCATTGTTGATTAGTATTTGGTGGATGTAGGTGCCGAGGTGTGTTTGTGTCCGGCGTTTAGTTACTGATCTGATGCGTTGTGTGTGAAGCATTGTGTTCTCCTTAATTCCAGTGGATGGGTGAGTTGACTTTTTGACTCATTTTTGAGCAATGTTTTTGCCGTTGGGTTGTGCATGAATTGGTAAAGAAACAGGCTCTACAGTTTTCGCCAAATTGAAGCTTGACCAGCTTATTGTCTGCCCTGAGAAATATCTGCACCGCTTTGGGGTCTTGCTTCTGGATCTTCTGTGTTCCAGGTTCCCAAGGCAAAACCTTGGGTTGGTTGTTTAGTAGGAACGGCGGGATCTGAACCAGTTTCCCATGGTTGAATTTGTATAAGCTTTGGAATGAGGGTCTCATGCTGTCTTCTCCCGCGTTACTTTTGCAACTATTTTTGAAACGTATCCTTGGGTGATGCCGAACCTTTGGCCGATTTCTTTTTGTGTGAAAGCGCCTGTGAACCACATCGAGGCGATGAGGTTTTCAGTGTGAGGTGGGATCACACGCTTTATAAATCCTCGTTTTATTTCCATGAAGCCCCCGCAAAAGTTGTGGAAAACAAATGGCTCTTATTGTTTGTCTCTGGAATGCTGATTCCACGACTACGGATAGCGTTCTTAATCCCAAACGGAGTTTTACGATGATCTCCTGTTGCTCTGTTGTATACTGTAGTTAGAACAAAGTTTGGAATAAATTTTTTCTCAAAGCATTTTTCTAGGACTTGCTCTTCTGTGTAGCCAGGTATTTCAATAAACCGCTCATCTGGCTTGATCATGTCATTTTCCAGAAAGAAGGTTTTGTCATTGTTTACAAAGGCCCACCAGATCTTCTCTGTTATGGTCATTGACCTGGCGATCATTTCATCTTTGGCCAGGGTCTCAATGGTTTTATTGTACCAGTAGGTGTCGATATCGCGTGATGCGAGGTGTCGGGCAAATTGTTCCACCTCTGCATCGAGCGCTGGTAGTGATTCCTGGAACGTCCAGTTTCTTCCCAGATCCACAAATTCCCTGTATTGCTCAAGCTTTACCTCTGGTGCCATCACATTAAAGCGCCGGTCATTCTTTTCAACTTTGAATGGATTGGCCTCATTGGTGAAGATCATCAAGTTGAATGTATTTCTTTGATCATGATCAGCTTCGGAGTACATCTTCCGGACTCGCACTTTTGATTCTGTGACCAGGGTCTTGATCTTGTCTTTCATGCGGTGACGTGTCTGGGCATCCTGGGATAGCTCATTAAAAACCACAAACAGTTTATTACACTGCCATGAAGAGTATTTGTCTTCTAGGTCTTCATCGCCTACGAGAATACATTGGTTTTCACCAAATATGGGCCAGATCACACGCTCATAAAAAACGTTCTTTCCGGTCCCTTTTTCACCGGTAAAAATCCATCCAATTTCAGATGTCTTCCGTGTTTGGTAAAATGTGGCCAGCCAGTTTATGAAGTGGTTAAAAAGGGCTAGGTGCGAGTCATCCCAGTCATCTGAATTAAATGGCATCCCGAGAATGTTTGCAATGAGGGTGGAAATAAGTGGTGGCAGATCTGGAAGTTCGTCTTCTTTGGGTAGTAGCCAGAGGTTGGTTGCTTCGAATATGTTGTAGATGTACTCTCCGCGTTCAATGTCGTAATAAAAACGCTCCGACCGTTCAGGATTGAAAATTTCACGCTTCTGTGGAATCTTCACGCGCTGATCTGAGCTTGATCGTTGAGAGAGGCGCAGATCCAATTGGTGCCAAAAATCGGGCCCTTTTAGCTTCTCGATTTCTTTGGTTCTCATGGACTGGATATACATGTATTGGGATTCCATCCCTGCCCAGATGCGCCACTTGTTACGAAATGCTGCAAATCTAAGTGATGGTCTTGGTTTGATGGGGTTGCCTTTTGCGTCGGTTGGCCATTCATCTTCATCTCTGTTGTCAAAGTGGGTATCTGATAGCTTAATCAGATCCTTCATCGATAATTCTGGATGATCAACTAATGCATCAGATAGGTCATACCCTTTTTTAGATGATAGCTCCGACCAGTCCACGCAGTAGATTTGGGGTATATTGTGGAAGGAGTTTTTAATGGTTCCAATCAACTTGTTTTGAAATTTCAGCCCTGCATCATCGAGGTCTCGACAGATTACCAAGTTTTTACCTGCCAGATATATTAGGTGATCGTCCCAAGGAACAAGCCCGCCCCCGAGAGTAATTGCCTTGAATCCAGAAAGCCAGGCATTTACGCAGTCTTTTAGACCTTCTGTGACTAAAATCCAGTCTCCTGGCTCATTAGTGTCCTCAAACAGCTTTTGAGGAAAGGGGATCATTGGCCGCCCTTTGAGTCCTATCCATTTTCCGTCTTTGCCTGGGCGATTGTAGTCAGATACATTGTTCCAGTATGCTTTACCTTCTTTGATTGCTTCAATCAAGATCGCAGGGGTTTGTGTCTTGACTTCCCACCCTATGTATTCACAGATTGGGTGATCAAACTTCCCAATTTTGGGAAACCATTTTTTAAGTACTTCAACGCCTTTGGTTCTACGTAAGTTCCTCATAGCTTCAGTGCGATAATGCGCGCACCAATGGGCACTTTTGTTGAAGTGTGGTCCTTCGGTCTCTCTCCCAGTTGTGAACTGGTATTTCTGTGGAGAATTTGCTGCATCTGGAATAAAGACTTCTTTCAGCAACTTTACTGTTTCTGCAAAGTCCAGTCCTTTTTGCTTGGCAACTATATCGAACACGTCTCCACAATGGGAATCATCAGAATAGCAGTAGTATCTACCATTTTTGATAGCAGCTCTGATTTTGCATGGGTGGTTTGGGTGTTCGTCAGCAAAAATACAGGGATTTCCTTTACCGGTTTCCCATGGTTTATTGCTGAGCCCCAGTTTTGAGATAATATCTTCCAACTGGGGAAGCCGAGATTTTAGCTCCTCAATATTCATAGACAGCGATTTCCTGATATTCCCTGGTGTTGCTTAGTTGAGTTTCTGCTCCATTAGGTTCAGATGTTTGCGTGCTTCTTCAAGATACGCCTTGCGAGCGCCTCCAGATGATTTAAGAGTTTTAAGTGCGAGATGAAGAACTTCTGATTCAGTGATTTCTTCTGACGGAAAGGCTTCGAAAAGCTCAAGATATTGCTCAGTAAACAGGGTTAGGCAATGAGGGGAAAGACGCTTTGTTGCGTTCTGCAGGTTTTTCGGAGGCTTTTTTTTGTTCAATAGCGTAACCATTTGTTACTATTCCCTTTAATGTGTAATATAGTGTTACTCTAAATATAAGAGCACTTAATTGCGTATGCAAGGGCAAAGTGTAAAATAATGCATATATATGCAAAAAATGTACTATTGAGGTTGTAAATGCAAAATTTTCTTGAAGTGGGAAAAAGACTTGCGACTGTCCGGCGACACTTTGAGATAAAGCAAGTAGACTTTGCTTCGTATCTTGGGGTTGGTTTGCGGGGTTATCAATTATGGGAAAGAGGTAAGCCTAATTTTAATTCGTATAGTATGCAAAAGCTATATGAAAAGGGTGTTGATTTGAACTGGCTTGTAAGTGGCCATGGCCCAATGCTTCGGGATGGAACAGCAGAGCCAGTAATTGAAGTGGAACAACCAAAGCCGGATTCCTGGTTGTCAGATACGGTAACATATTTGACGAATAGGTGTATGAAATTAGAATCAGATTTAGCAGAGTGCCGAGCAAAATATGAAGCGATATCTGGCAATTCTGCAGCTGGGTGATTTTTTTTAAAGATTTTTGTAACATATTTATCAGTTTAGGCGTTTTAGTTATAGGCTCAATTAAAAAAAGGAGTAGCTATGACGCCTGAAAAAGTTGACAATCGTTTAAAGAGAGAACTAATCGAGTGTGGGGTAGAGGTGCCATCTGGCCGGATACTTCCGGACTTAACGCCTTCCATGCTTCGTGTGTTGTTGGAGGCAGCAGAGATGAGAATAGATTTACACGAAATATTTACTGGGGAAGACTATAATTCCCAAACTACATCAAACTTGTACGCTATATATCTTGATTTAATAGATCGCCGTCGTTAAATGCTGGAAATAGCATCTCGTCTGCGGCATTGGCGGGATGAGAGGGGATATACTCAGCAACAGGCTGCAGAGTTGTTGGGTTGTACAAATCGCAGATATTCGAATTGGGAATCAAATCGTCAGGGTATAGATCTACGAGGTTTAATAGCTTTTTGTTCACACGGTGACATACACTGGCTTTTAACTGGCATCCGCACCCCTGATTTTTCATCTACGGTGAGCTATTTGACAAAACGCTGTACTGATCTTGAAAGTGAGCTGGAGGAACTACGCCTTTTTTCGTCAGAATTTCAGATCATATCTAAAAAGCAATTTTAAAGCATCAAATTAGTTACCCGTTACCCCATCCCGCTACGTTGTTTTTGTTTTAAAGAGATTTACTTTTTTTGATCAAAAGCAGACTTTTACCCTCTAATAAGTTTTTAAAAATCTTTATCAATCTCATATCTAACCGATATCGGTAATATTAACGATTTTTCTAACCAAATTATTACCGATTTTTATAGAGTAAATTGACTTTAGCGCTGAAATTAGAGGGAATATTACCATTCTTACCAACATTACTCTTTTAAATCTTTTATTTTTGCGCACCCCCGATCGCGTAAGAATATAGGATATGAAATGGTAACTTTAGTTATTTAGTAATGTCTAAAATTCCTAGAGAAATAATCATAACGTCGAGATGGTGATTTATTGATAAAAACTTGTTGTTTTGTCCTTCGTATATTAGATTTGAGATTGTTGGAAGATGAGAGGATGATGTATGAGAAAATTATTTTTAATAATCAGTTTACTTTCCCAGTTGGTTTTTAGCCAGAATAATTTTGGTGTTGAGGTTGGATCTGGGATTAGTACTTCGTGGCAGTATGTTTATGACGGATCTGTAATCATAGAGAATGAAGAAGGTGTTTCTATTACTAAAAATATTTGGAAGTGGGAAGACTACGCGGTATACTCTCCAGCATTTTTTCTTTCTTGGGATAATGAGGACTATCCGGTATACGCTCGACTGGGATATAGTTTTGCCTACTGGTCTAAACCTTCAAAAGTGGAGACGAATTTACCTGAAAATACAGTTTTTTGGCATCATCAGCCTCAGATCGGGGCTGGTGTGAAAATTGAACTGGGTCCAGCTGATTTAAGTTTAGGTGCTGAGTATGCCTACGCTTTTTCTGATTTTGGATTTAATGATTCAAAGAGTGCGAAGCAACTTGTTACTCAAAACTATTGTGATGAAAATGGGAATCCTATGTTAACCACTTATGATTGTAATTATTATGCAGATATGGCTTCTCATAGTGATTCGATTTTGTTTATTGATGGCAATAATGTTTTACAAATCACAGGCCCACCACAAGCCACAACATTCTCACCCCACCGCTTCGGCTTTTACCTATCATACTGGAGAATAGGAGCCCAAGCGATGTTTGGAGAGCATTATTTTCAGTGGCTTATGAGTGTTCAAGTGTGGAAATTTTAAGATTCGTAGAATTCAATCAAAGACTTAAATTTTTCTTCGAAATCAAAAATTTCATCCAATGAGCTTATGGGTATTTTTTCACCTTCTTTATTCTGATTGAACAGCTCAACTTGTTTTTTATCAGTATTGAAGTGCATGCGCGCGATTGGCTTTCTATTGTTGTCATCAAGTAATACGCCACAATAAGATTTAGTGTCTCTCATGAAAATTCGCTCGGCAGAAACCCACTTTCTGCATATAGATTTTATGATGTTGAATCCATCAATTTCGTCTTGGGTTGTGATTATACCGTTCTCCGGCAATTCTTCTGGCTCTGTTTGCTCGTCGATTTGATTTTGCTCTTCTTGTTGCTCCTGTAGAGCTGCATTTAAGCGTTCAGATATTTTATCGGTTATGACCTGATTAAGGGTCTTTTTCACGATAAGTTTAAACTTTTCAAGATTGCTTGCTGTGAGGCGACCATCATAGACGCTACTGGCAAAGTGTCTTGTAAAAGCATCGCTTGGTGCGCTTACTTCTTTCAGGAAAAGTTCTTTGATGTCCTTTGAATACTTTAGATCTGAAGCAACATCAATAATTTCATCTAGATCAAATGAAGCTTTAGTAAATTTTTTCAATTCGTCGATCTTCTGGTCAGAAATTGCGCGTATGTCGAATGTGAAAAAGGGATTTTTATCCATTACGTTCGGTGTTTTTATATCGCTGAAGAAATGATATTCAATACCGTTTGTTAGAATTGCAAAACGCGCTTCAACAACACTAAAATAGCGATACAGCTGTGCAGTGTAACCTTCTGAAAGTATTGCATTATGAGGTTTACATTCGATAAGAATTATAATCTGATTATTCTTTTTTAGCGCGTAGTCAACTTTTTCACCTTTCTTAAGTTCGGGAATGTCTGCTGTGAATTCAGGAACTACCTCAGTTGGGTTAAAAACATCATAACCAAGGGCCGAAATAAAGGGCATGATTAAGGCGTTTTTTGTTGCTTCTTCTGTCTGGATGTGTTCCAGGGTTGAAGGTAATCTTTTTGCAATTTCATATATTTTATCTGAAAAATCCATATAGAGCCTCTCTGGTTGAATTGCTTAAATTCTAATAATTTTCGTATAATGAGCGTTAAAAATCTTTATTCCTGCGAAAATATTCCTTTCTTGCCACTTTTAGGATGTGGCAAGACCAAGATCCTATACAAAGAAGTACGCGGATGAGCTTGCTGAGAAATTACTGACTTGGGTTGGAAATTTAGCAGAACTTGAAGACCGCGAAGAGGCTCGTAAATATTTATTTATCGAGCGTTTTTGCTATAAACACGGATTCCCAAGCAAGCGACTAAAAGACTTACAGGCGCGATCAAAAAGTTTTGCTGAGGCATATGAGCTGTTTAAGGACGTACAGAAGGCAGCTCTGCAGGAGGGAGGGCTTACAGGTGAGTACACCTCAAAGATTTCTGCGCTTTTGCTTTCTCATGATCATAATGTCCGGGAAAAGAAAGACCTTGAGAGCCCTCTCAGTAGCCAACTGAGTGCAATTGAGCAGATGCTGGATGAGGAAGAAGACGATGAATAGTCGTAAGATTCAGCAGATGTTAAACCTGGCTCAGAGTGATGCCGACCGGGAGAAGCTTCGCAAGTACCTGCGACTCATTGAGAAGCGCTCCCTGTACGAGGATTCTTTAGAGGCCTTTGTCCGGAGAGCTTTCCGAGTGCTCGAACCAACCACAGAGTTTCAGGACAATTGGCATATACAAGAGATTTGTTCAGTAATTGAAACAGAGGTCAAGCGCTGGCCAGTAATGAGGCTGACGAACTCAAACAAGTCCAGAAAACCAGTACAGATCCAAAATAAAACCCAAGACATCCTGATCAACGTGCCACCCCGAAGCCTGAAAAGCTTCATTGTTTCTATTTGCCTTCCTGCCTGGACATGGACACGGCGCCCATACCTTAAGTTTCTGAACAGCTCCTACTCTCATGATCTTTCTATGGATCATGCCAGACGCTGTAGACAGCTAATTCTATCCAACTGGTACCAGTTTAACTGGGGTGAAATTGGAGGGATTGATCGTGGTTACCGAGTTCCAGTAGTTTTGGATCGATCACAGCGCCAGAAGACCAACTTTTCTAATACAGCTGGTGGGCAACGGTATTCTACCTCTGTCTCTGGATCTGCTACAGGGTTTGGTGCAGATATCATTGTTGGGGATGACCTCCAGAGCCAAAAAGAATCACAGTCTGAGCCTGCGCGAAAGCTAGCCTGGGATCATTGGACCAAAACACTCAGCACTCGCTTAAATAACCAGAAATACGGTGTTAGAATACTGATCCAGCAACGTTTGCACGAATCTGATGTAACGGGAAGGCTTTTAGGGGAAGATCTTCCCCAGGAAACCCCAGAGGAAATCGAAAAAAAACAGGAGCATTTGGAGAACTTTCATAAAAAATGGAAGTTTATTTGCTTGCCTGCTGAAATTTCCGATGTAGAAGCTTGTGAGCGAGTATCACCGAAAGCTTTGCTAGAGCGCTACGATGACGATTTGCTGTTTCCTGAACGTTTGAACCGGCAAATTCTGCGTGATCTGGAAGCTACTCTTGGAAGTCTTGAGTATGCGGGCCAATATGGCCAGACCCCAGCACCTTATGCGGGTGGACGTATCAAGCGTGAATGGATCAAACGTTATGTGGATTTGCCCTCTGGCCTCCACATCTATTTTTCCATCGACCTCCCCTTTGACGATGACAAGGATAGCAAGAATCCAGACAAAGTGGATTATGCTGCAATCTCTGTTCTCGGGGTTCGTGGCATGGATGTTTACTTGCTGGATGTGATAAACAAAAAATGGGATATCACAAAGACCAGGGATAATGTCCTGAGTTTGTGGAAGCAGTGGAAACCGGTTGGAATCCTGATTGAGAAGGCAGCCAACGGCCCCGCCCTGATCAAGCTTCTTAGAGAAAAAGGTGTGCCCGGTATTATCGGAATTAAAAAGCCCTCAGTCTCAAAGGCCGTGCGCCTGAATGCTGTGGCTCCTAGAATTGAAGCTGGTGAACTATGGTTCCCAGCTGCTGCTATTTGGTTGAGCACTGCAATGAAGCAACTTGTGAAGTTCCCGAACGTGGCTCACGATGATGTAATGGATACGATTGTACAGTTTTTAACCTGGTGGGACAAACAAAGAACATCATGGTAATGAGGATTTGATTATGTCTGATAAAATCACAGTAACTGATCATTATAATCAGAGAATGTTTGATATTGGTCAACGCATATTTCTGAAAATTGATCCAGAACAAATTGAAAGAATGGTAACTGGGATTGTTGTGAGGCCAAATGGGATTATGTATGAAGTGTCGTCTGGAGTTGAAGTTTCTACACACTACGACATTGAAATGAGTTCAGAAGTGGATGTTTTGACTCAGCTGGGAAAGCTGAATTGAGGTAACTATGCCAACCAAGCGCGACTTATATAAAGACTTGAGAAATGCCTACAACTTATCAGGGCCATACAGCCCGATAGACAATACAGGCTTGATCCGGCACCCGCGTGAAGAGCAGGATGCTTATGATAAGAGAAGAAAACTGGGTGCTTTCCCCAGGTTTTTAAAGCTCCTTATCGATATGAACACTGTTCGTCCAATCTTCAGAGATCCACCTACGCGTGAGTTTAAGAAGGGGGAGGATGTATTGTCTGAATGGTCTGAAATGGTGGATGGTGGCATTCCTGCAGCTAGCTTACAGGTTAAAATGCCTCGATTCCTGCGCCAAGCATGCTTGAATGGTGTGTTGTTTGTGGTTGCAGAGAATCACCCGGATGATACTATTGCTGGCAGACTTCGATCTGAGTTAGTACAGGCAAAGCTACTCCCATATTTCTTCAGCGTGACACCGGAGTACTTAATTGATCTGATTTTAACCTCACAGCGCACAATTGAGCGTTTTGTTTGGCTTGACAAAGGCAAGGACAAGCGTGGCAGGCTGATTGATGTTGCTAAAATCTACACACCCACGAAATATATCGTTTGTCCCAAAGGTCAATACCAGCCAGGCATGAACCTGAATAAGATCAAAAACAAGTTGGAAGAAATCCCCAATGCTTTGGGCAGGGTACCGGTATACCCTTTGATGAGTGTGGATGAGGACTTAACTGCTGAATTGCCAGAGAGCGATTACAACTACGCTCTACAGGCATGTAAGCTGATTTATAACTTGACAAGCTGGATAGCATCCAATTGCGCTGATACCGCTTTCCCTGTGTTTATAGGGCCAAACTCAATTTCAAAACCGCGAAGCGAAATAAATCTTGACGGAGATGTAGAAAAACAAATTGCCGTTGATGTTGGTACAACTAAAGGTCTTAGGGTTGATGATGATTGCAAAATAATGCCTCAATGGATTGCGCCACCAAACGAACCAACGACCCTAATGCAGGAAGAACGTGGAAAAATCATTGAACTACTGGTATTGCACTATGCCGTTGCGTGGTGGGGAACCCGGAATACAGTTCAAAGTGGCGAATCCAAAAAACAAGACAAAGGTGTCCGAAATGAAACCCTTGAATACCTGGCTCACCAGTGCGAAGCGTTAGAGCGCTGGATGACTGAGATGGTCGGTCTCTACATGGGAATTGAAACAGAGGTTGAAGTCATTTACAACACTGATTTCTCTAGTGATGATGACATCATGGAATTTATTGAAATGGCTATAACTGCAATTTCAGATGACTTGTCTCTTGCGCCTGAAGTTCGGTCGGAAACTCGAAAGAAAGTCATCAGAAGGCTCTTTTCTGAATCCTCCTCTGATACAGTTCAAAAGCTGACTAAGTTTCAGCAAAAGTGGGATGAAGAACGCAGAAATGCTGAAAGCGTGATGGGTGGCTTTGGACAGGCTAGTTCAGGAAAGACTGTTGAGAATGATGATTCTGACAATGTTGAGGAGTAGAGTTTGGAGCTTAACGAGAAAAAATCCTGGGATAGTTACCAGGACATTCTGCAAAAGTCTTCAATTAAGATTGACCAGGCTGCGCGGCGTTTTCGTGGGGAGGTGTTTCGCCGGTACCAGAATGGCATCCCATTTGAAGATGCTTTGGAGTCAAGCTTTCGAGACTTAAAAGTTGCAGATGAGATTCGAGACTCTGTAAAAACGGCTATGATCCAATCTACGCTGGCGGGATATGGAATAGATTTGGATGCAACTATCAGCCCAGTACAGCGTAAAGTACTTGAAAACACACTCACAAAACGGCCCTGGGATACCTCAGGGCTTAGTTTGTCTAATCTGACCACCGGAGCATCCAAGGAAGCCCTAAACGGCATCAAATCGAACGTGAGTCGTGCAATCCGGCAGAAGGAAATAGCTGATAAGCTGGCTCTGGACTTGTATGAGGGGTATGGATACGGTACCAAGATTATCAATGGAAAGAGGATCAAAGGAAAATACGGCGATTTTGTTGAAGCCAACCTAGTGAACAAACAAGAGATCCACCAGTCGCTTGATAAAATGGCTCGTCTGCGCATCGATGGTGAGCTGATTCCAGGAGTTGATAAAAAGGTCAAGGCTCTGCGTCGTGCTACTCAAACTCTCCGGACAGCACCTTTGAAAGCAGCTTACAATGAGCTGTTAGATGCGGTGGAATCTGGATCTAAACGAAAAGTAGAGGATGCTATCAGGACAGCTGTATTTGAAAAGACCAGATATGCAGCCAAACGCATTGCATTTACAGAGACAGAGAGAGCAGCTCACCTTGGACGAATGGCTCGCGTAGAAAATGATCCGCAGTGTGTGGGGTTTCGTTTTCGGCTTTCTCCGTTGCATGATATCTATGATATTTGTGATTTACTCGCTAAGGCGGATTCTGGTGCTGGCCCGGGCGTTTATTCCAAAGTCAACGCCCCAGTTTTGCCTATCCATCCATTTGGCCAGTCCAGGCTAATGCCTATTTATGGGTTAGAACCAATCAAGCAATCAAAAGAGGAGCTAAACCAGGGGCTTTTTAAGGCCATGAATCAGGATTTATCAGCAGGCAAGCCTATGGAGAAGGTAATGCCAAAAGGTGGCCTGGTACAGCTTAAATCTGGGTATCTGCCTAAGGTATACAACAATCCTGCATTCGCATCGCCTTCCCAGCAGTTGAAACAAGTTTATTTTTTCGACGCGTCCGAAACTCTGAAGGATGTGGCTACAGCGAATCCAGGCAAAAGATACTTTGAGCCAAAGTCATATGATCAGATCATTGAACAGGGAGAAAGAGACCTAAATAGAGTACTTCGTAAAGTGCCAGCAATGAAGTATTTCAAGGGGAAATACGGAGATTACTTAAACGAAGACTTTCCAAAAGAAATACCGATTGAAGACGAAAAGCTTGTTTTGAGAATATCGCATAAACGAACGTTTCCAGGTCAGCTTAAAGAATTTGAACGCATTCGTGATAAACTGTCAGTTGCAGGAAGTCGCGCAGTGAGTGAAGCATTCATGGACCAATTGAAAGATCAGATGCAACACAATGATTTATTGAGCAAAATCGGGATGGGAAATCATTCAACAAAAATTCAGGACTTTAGCACCATACTATCTCAGGAGTTGAGCCAACACAAATCCAAGGCAAAAGAAGTAGAAAACTTCTACTCTGCATTTCTTTCCGGTAAAATGAACCCTGCTGGGCTTGTAACAAAAATCAAAAAGTCACCCGTGAAGCTTCAGAGTTCCTATAGTCAAAAAACAAAAATAATCGAATGGGATGTTGATGATGTTGATGCGCTCGTTCATGAATATACCCATCACATTCAATTTCAACTTCCAAAAGAGCAATATGACAGGTCGGTCAAAATTGCTACGACTTTCATAAAGAAAAACATGAAGGAAATTGAGGTTAAATATTATAAGGGGATAGAAATTCTGCCCAATGGTCAAAAAAAAGCAATTGTGCAGAAGGTAGTTGTGGCGAAAGACGGTTTCGTTACAAACTATACTGGATGTATTTACCCATGGGAAGTCATGCCTGACGGGAAAGGTGGTGTTGTTATCAATGATAAAGAATTCAAAGCGAATGAGTTTTTCACGGAAGGAGTTAGAAATTTGTTTTTGAACCCTACAAATCTTATATTAAACCATAGAGAGCATTTCTTGCTTACTAGGGCTTTTCTTTCCGGAGAATTCTAATGAAAATTACAATTACAGACCGCACGGGAGCATTTGTTGCTTACCTTGAATGGAAAGATGGAGATGTGAAAGCTAGTTTCGGTAAATTTGATCGTTCCAAAGACGTTGATGAGTGGGCGATGCTTCAAAATATAAAATCGGCTGTAGAGAATGCGCGTGAGACTGGATACTGGAGAGCGGAGTTTGACACAGGGGATTCAGATTTGTTCGTTCATCCCCTCCTTATTGTTCCAAAACTATCCAACCCTCTAGGTTTCTGGATGCAGTGTCGTTCCATAATTGAATTGTGTCAGGCGAAAGTCAAATTTTCTGAGCCTTTGCCCGAAGCTCCTACTGCTGAAGAATTGGCCGTGCAATTTGAACCCGACCATTTCTAATCGCACTTAAACATTATTCCTGCCGTTAAACACTTCATCTCCTAAATTCTGATTAAACGCTAGCAGTAGCTGGCAGTCATCGCAGACAGCGAACGATCAGAATCTAGGAGAAATCATGGACAAAATCAAAGAACTCATCAAAAAATTACTCGCTGCATCAGACGATTCTGAAAAGCAGAGTATTCAAGCAGATATTACCGCTGCTGTAAAGGATCTTGAATCAAGCGCTTCAAAGTCTGAAGAGCTTCTGAAAGAATCTAAAAAGTACAGACAGCGTGCTCAGAAAGCTGAATCTGCACTTAAAAAAGTGTCTGAAAAGCTTGATGTTGAACTGCCTGGTGAGGACTCTGATGCCGACATTGATGATGTCCTGGATGCGTATTTAGAAAAAACAACCGGGAAAGTCTCAGAATCTGACAAGACCGTCAAGAAGATGCAAAAAGAGCTGGACCAGACTCGAAAAACCTTGCAGGATATCCAAGACAAATCCAAAAAAGACCAACAGATGCTACGTGAAAAGGATCGCAATGAATCTCTTGCTGCTTCCCTGACCAAGAAAGGGATCAACAGCAAGTTTTCTCGCATTGCGGTTCGTGACCTTGCAGACCAGTCCGAGTATGACGAAGAATCTGGTGAATGGAAATTTGGTGGAAAGTCTCTGGATGAAGCAATTGAAGGTTATGCAAAGTCTGAGCCTGATTTTTTTGGTGAGCCTCCCCGTGGTGGAACTGGATCTGGGCAAAACGGTGGTGGTGCCACTGGCCCTGTCAAATTGTCTGAGCATTTGCTTGGCAACAAAGGAGAATAAATATGCTGTTTCAGGAAATGGCTGCCACCCTCGGTGGCGAACAGGAAGTGATTGTTGATAACCTGACTCAGGGAAACAACATTCTCAAAGAAATTGAAGTGTTTGAAGCAAACCATGCGCTACAGCATAAGTATGGTATTGTGTCAGACGTGGTTGGTGGAAGTATGCGGGATCTGGACGACGCTCCAGCTACTCTGAAGGTTGATACAGATCTTGGATCTGATGATCTTCAGGTTGTGGGCGGTAAGATCTTTGTCTCCGAAGACAAAGTGATTGCTCTTTCTGGTGGAAACCTGGCAAAGTACATCGATGGGCGTTTTCCCCGCATCATCATGAAAACCGGAAACTCGATTGAAAAAAGCCTCATTTATGATGTGTACGCATCTGCTGCCATTGCTGCAGAGAATGTGGAGTCAATCAAAGGGGCCGGTGATGACAATTTCTCCATCCTGGCTGTGCGTTTTGTCGATGAAGAGTGTGGTTTGGCTATCAATGCAGCATCGACATCTGCAGCTAAATTGTTGGCGCTTGAAGCGTTGAATGGCGGAAACAAGCATTCTAACGCTCAAGGGATCACCGGCTGGGAATTCGAGCTAAAGACAATGCTGGGAGCCATTGTTGCAAACCCAACTCGTATGACTGCAGCGATTGTAAACATCGACGCAAGCAACGTGCCCACCAAACTACAGATCAACAATATGATCGAAAGCGTGTACCCTGATGATGGTGGGAAAACTGTTCTGATGATGTCTCCGTTTATGCGGAATATCTTGGAAGACAAGTATGGTGAAACCGTAATGCGTACGTCATCAAAAACCAATGATGTTGGTCAGATGATCACTCAGTGGTATGACACCCCAATCATCACTTCGCGTCAGTTTGCGCAAGGTGTCGAACCGTTTGTTACACTGCCTTAAGGAGAAGGAACATGAGTATTGAATTCGGAAAAAGACTCCATGATGCCGGTGGCTACTACGCCAAGGCACTTACAGTACCACAGAACACAAGTGCTGCAACTGATGCGCTGAAAACCGGAAAAGGTGGACAGCAAGGTCAGATTGAAGTGGCTGTTTACGCTGCTGAAGATGTAAGCCTGGCTGATACCAAGAAGCTTACAGTAGCATTGCAAGACAGCGCTGCAAGTGACTCTGGTTTTGCGGATTTGCTGAGCGCCTCAGTAACAGCAAGTGGTGCAACTACCATTTCTGCAGGTGATCTGATCGCACGTGTACCCATCCCAACGAATGCGGATGTTTACACGCGTATGAATGTTACTACTGATGATGCTGCTGCCACTGGTAAAGTGATGGCCGTCTTGGAAGGACAGTTCAGCCGGTAAAGATTTAGGCCCGCAAGGGCCTTCTTTTCATTAACTCATAACCGTGAGGATTATCATGGCAAGAAACACAAAAACCACAGCAAGCCAAAAGAAGGAAGAAACCAAAGTTTCTGATCCTGCACAGGAAGAAACCAAAGTCGATGCGTCTGAAGCTTCTGCTGATGCTCAGGAATCAGATGTAAAGGAAGAGCCACCTGCTGAGGCTCCGCAGTCGGAGGAAAAATCCAAGGATTCGGAAAAGGAAGAATCTGCTCCTGATCGATCTGATGAATCTGGGGAAGAACAGAAAGCCAGCGAAACTCCAAAAAAGGATGTTGAGCCGGTTTTTGTCTCCAAAAAAAACCGGCTTGTTAAGCCTGAAAAGTACATGAAGTCAGAGCAAGCGAAGGCTTATCTGGCTAAGCTACGTCAGGGGTAATCATGCAAGTTCGTCTTAGCGATGAAAAAGCAATGGATTTGATAAACGCCTTGGGCAAAGCGCCCATGGTGGTATCAAAACATGTGCGTGTCGCTATGATGAACTCTCTTGAAGATTTCCGGGATAGGATGATTGATGAGGCTCCCAAAGCCAAAAAGCAGGCGAGTGATGAATATCCGATTGACGATCCATTTGGCGTCAATCGGTCAATGCTTCGCTCTTTGCACCAGGCTATTGATGTGGAGCATACAGGCGCATTTGCAGGGCGCGTATTCGTTGACAGAACGCTCGCTCCCCACGCTGTACACGTTGTCACCGGGCGCCCTGCAATGTTTATTAAGCCAGTTGAAAAAGAAACCCTGCGTTGGGTAGATCCCAAGACAGGCAGATTTGTTTATAGCCGAGGCCATCAGGTTGGTGCCGTGGATCCAAATCCATTTCCTGAAAGAGCTCTTGATGCTGGCTGGGGACCACACCAGAAACGGTTAGGTGATGCTATGAGAGCTGCAATCGTGGAGGCTGGTGTATGAGTTATTTGACGCCTGAGAAAATATTAGATGACAATGTCAGGGAGTACTTCAAAGATGACGCAGGTGAATACACCAGAAACTTGAGTTTTTTTGATCGGGCAGACGCATGGTTTAAGCGCATCGCTCGGTCTGTTGGTGTTTCAGAAATTGACATTCCTAATCCAATAAAAGAAGAATCTGCTGAACTACTGGATTTGTTTGTTTCCATGAAAGTGGCTCAAAGAAATATTGGTATGAATGTCACCATGATAGCCAACAACCAAAAACACGACATGTGGGCCGAGAAAGAGAAGATTTACAAAAAGGCGCTTGATCACCGGCTGTCTGAGCTGGACAAATATGACATCCTGGCTATTCCAGATGATGTACTTGACAGTGAGCCCGACACAAACACTATTGAGCTTTTCCGGGGTTAGTATGAGTGCTGTAAAAGAAATTAAGTCTATCCTGGAATCTGCGGGTTACGTCGTGCGGGACGAAAAATTTAACCCAACAAAAATGGAAGGGACAAGCCCTGTTTTGCTTATTTGGGGACCCAAACAAAACAAAGACAGCCAGGCTTCTGGACACCTGACAGAAGTTGTGAAAGTGTTGATTGAGGTGCTGAGCCCTAAAAAAGATTTTTGGACAGGGTTGGAGCACCTGGAGAATCACCGGTACCGGATCTTAGCTGTCATGCGTAAGGCTGATCGCTCAAGAAGATTATCTGGGGCAGAATACCGATCTGCCCAGGAATACCACACAGGCAATCAGCTTTGTCCTGCTGCTATGCTTATGGAGTTTTCGGTTAAAATAACCACAGAAATTAACAACATCCCCACCATTGAGGAGTGCGACAATGTATAAACACAACCATTTTAAGTTTCTTGGAGTTTTTGACGACGCTTCCCCAGAGGCGTCTATTCCTGCGACTATTGCTCGCAGTTTGCGCATTGAGGACGATGCGGAGTATGGTGATGCCTCATCCCCAATTCAGCGCCGAAATGTAGCTGGAAAGAGCCATACGCACAAAAGTAATCTGCGTGGCCAACAGACGGCAAACACTAAGTTTTCCGCAGCATTGGCCCCGGCAAAAACAGCAGGTGTCAAGCCTTGTATTGATGAGCATATTGTACCTGCTGGGTTTAGCTCAAACTACCTATCTGTGATTATCGCATCTGCTGCAGTATCTGCTTCGCCTGGGGATGTGATTGGGGATTCTGGCACTCCCACCAAGACGGGTGTGGTGGCTTTTGTGTCCGAGAAGATTATTTGGTATTTGCCAGATACCGGAACTTTTTCTGATTCAGATGCAATCTGGATAGAAGGTGCAGATTCCGGTCAGACCGTAGCCTCTGTATTTGAGCAGGGCGCCGTTGAGTACTCTCTTAATTCGCGTCCCACTGAGCGCAAGCAGCTCTTTTTATTCCGAGATGGTAATGTGGAAGAGGTTCGCACGGCTGTGCCCACCTACTCTCTGGAAGCCAGTCAGACGATGGAACGTATCATGCAGACCATTGAGTACCAGGGGCGCAAAGGAACCTTGGCCGGTGAGGCCAGTGATCCGTCTGTGACCTATCCAGACGGTCAGGATCTGCAGTTTGCGGATGCTGATATCAAAATTGAGCGTTTGACATCTGCTGATACCATTGTTCCTGCGGTTCACAAGCTTGGGTTTAATGCTGGTACCCAAGTTGAAGTGACGCCAGATGCTCGACAAGCGGGAGGTGTTGAGGGTGGTGCATACGCTGGCCGTACTGATGTGCAGATCACCATGGACATCAAAGAGCAGGATAAATCCTCCTGGGACCCTTATGCTGATAAAGCAGGCCAGCAGATGCGGATCTCATGCAATGTATCTGATTTGATGATCCTGGTAGGCCTTGGGCAGATTCATGATGTGCAGCCAACAACAGCAAACAATTTTCTGATGCACCAGCTCACATTTGATTTAAACGATGACTCCGGCGATGACACTGAGTTTCGTATGATCCTCACAGCTGAAGAAGTAGTGGAGGCGGCCAATGCCTGAAATTTTAACCTATAAAGACCAGGACTTCACTCTGGAAAAGCACAAAGATGTAACAGTCTATATCAAAGGTATTTCCAGTGAGCAGTTGATGAATGCAAACTCCATCCTGGCATCTGGTTTGGCATCTGGTGATCGTGGATCTCAGATGTCACTGTTGTACCAGCATCACAAGTATCTCTGCGAGGCTGGCATTATGGATGTTGTAGGCCTTACGGAGCGCGGTCAGCCTCATAAGTTTGTAAGTCTAACTCCGGAAATCATTGATACTCTCGGGGGCTTTGACTTCCTAAAAGAAGTAGGGAATAAGGTTAAAAAACTTTCTCAGTTGGAGGATTCTGAAAAAAACTGATTGGGGCCTTGGCTGCCCTATTTTTTGGGCACGTTGAATCCGGACCTGATAAGCCTTTTCAGTCGCCGGATTTTGTGCATTATGGGAAATGGCTGGAATTTAAAATGCTTCCCCACGTGCCTGAGAAAATAACTGAATTATGGTTTTGGGTTACACAGTACTTAAACCGAAATCAGTTACCCTTCGCTGGAGGGATTGCAGAGCAGCCCTGGCCCTTTCAACAAGCCGTTCAGATCGCAGATTTGACAGATTCGATGTGTCGCAAACGCAAGGAATCATTCGAGAAACAATATGGCAGACAACATTAGCTCAGAAGTAGAATTAGTCCTCAAAGCAACGGATGCTTATACATCAGAGTTGAAGAAGGCTAAAATTGACTTTACTGATTTGCCTAAATCTGCAAAGGCTGAGTGGAAAAAACTACAGAGACAGCTTGGCAAATTCGAGAAGGAATTTGATAAGACTGCGAAGGAAGCCAAAAAAGACTGGGGTAAGCTTCTTGATGAGCTTGATAAAACTCCTGCGAAACTCAAAAAAATAGAGAAATCCTCAAAAGGCATCAGACAGCGATTTGGTGGGATGAAGACTTTGGCTGCAGGTGTGGCCGGGTCTTTTGTTTTAAAGTCATTTATTGATGCAGGAACAGCGCTTGAAAATATAGAAGTGCGGATGAAGCACTACTATAAGCAGCTTGGAGATGTGACTCTGGCTGAAAAGACTCTTGCTGAAGTCCGAGAAATGAGTACGGATACACCATTCCAGTTTACAGATGTAGCTGAGGCGCGCTTTACACTGGCTAAGATGACTGATGGGGCGTTGGATAGTGCTGAAGCGTTGTTGATGGTTGGTGATGCAGCGGCAAACACTGCTGAGAAGGATCTAGCCGGGCTTGCAATGTGGGTTTCCAGAGCATATTCAGCTCTTCAAAATAATCAGGCAGCCGGTGAAGCCACGATGAGGCTTACAGAGCTGGGTGTCATCACAGTCAAAGCAAAAAAAGAAATAGAGGAACTGCAGAAGCAAGCTAGAGGAAAGGAAGCATGGGAGGTTTTACAGGCTGAACTTTTGAAAAGTAAAGGCTTAATGGGTGACATGTCAAAAACATTTGAGGGTAAATTGTCAAATGTCATTGATAAAATTGCAGAACTGCAACGCCAATTTCTCGGAGGTGGAGTATGGGATGATGCAAAGGGTGGGTTACAAGGCCTTGCAGATGAGCTCGATAAAATTATTAAAGACGGTACTGCTGCGGAGCTGGGAAAACAATTTAAGGAATTTATAGGGATTTTAAAAGAGCTTGCACCATATGCTGATGAGTTTTTGATGGTGTGGGGGAGCGCGAAGCTTATTGGAGGTATCTCCAGCCTAACATCAAATATCACAAACCTTTCTGGAGCACTAGCAAAGCTTAAAGGCACTGCAATTGGTTTAAAGGCTTCAGGTGCATTAAAGTTTCTTGGAGGTGGGCTTGGTGCTGGCGGGGCTGCTGCCGGTGTTGTTTTGGCTGGAACAGCTGTGACAGCTGCTCAAATCATTAAAGGGTATGGAAACCTTAAAAATGATCAAGCAAGAGAGGACTTCTATTTTTCAAATCCTGAAGAATTTGCAAAAGTCATAGAGAAAAACTCAGAAGCTTTTTCAAAATTCTATAAATCAGGCAAGAATGGAGACCAAGTACGGGACATCTTAGGGTTAAAAAGCAGTACTGGAAACTCCTTTTTATTAGATCAAGAAGATTGGATTAAAGAAATTCTAAAAGAACAGGCATTAAAAGAATATGACAAAGAGTTTGGTGCTGGTGCAACGGGTACCGGTACCGAAATTTCAAACTCAACCGGTGCCTCCGGCCTAAGCGAAAAAGAAATCAAACGCCTAGCGAAGCTTCGTGAGGATTTTTCTGATCAGGCCAAAAAGTGGGAAATCTCAAGGATTGAGGACACATATGATCGCGAACTGGCAGAGTTAAATCTTTGGGCAGAACAGCAGACAGAAAAATATAAGGAAGTTAAAGGTGCCCAGGAAGAAATCGATGCCGAGTATAATGCCCGGTTCATGGCCTTAATAGAAGGTCAAATCGATGAAGAAGCGGAACTTCGCAAAAAATTTGAAGACCAGCAAAACGAATGGCTACTAGCATCCATTGATGACGAATGGACACAACAGCAACTTAAACTTGTCCAATGGAAAGAGGAGCAAATTGAGGCTTATCAAGAAGTTGCTGGTGCAAAAGAAAAGATTGATGAAGAGTACCGGCGTAGAAGTGCTGAGATTGACAGGTCTTTTGATGAGGCGGACAAACAGCTTCAAGATCAGTTTTCCAGCGAGAAAGCAATGTGGGGGGCATCTCCAGAGGAAAGAGAAGCCTTACAGCTTGAGCAATGGAAAGACACCCAGCTAGAAACCTATAGGGACGTAGCTGGAGCGAAAGAAGAGATAGAGCGGGAGTTTCTTCGCCGAAAAGAAGAAATGGAGCTTAAACACGAAGAAAACCGTCAGCAGCTGATGATGCGTGGTCTTAGCTCTACTCTTGGCCTCTATGCCCAGTTTTTTGGCAACATTAAAGACCAAAATAAAGCGTTCGGAGCTTTTTACAAAGTCTTTGCCACTACCAAAGCCACAATAGACGGTATTCTGGCTGTGCAGCGGATTTATCACGACGTCCCATTTCCTCTGAACATCCCGGCTTCTATTGCCATGGGTGGAATAGTGGCTCAAAATGTGGCAAAAGTTTCAGGGATGCACTTCGCTGGTGGCCGTGGCCCAGTTGGATCAGGGGTTTCAGACACGCGCTATGCTAAAATTGCAGATTCAGAAGTGGTGCTCAATCAGGCTCAGACGGCAAATTTGGTTTGGGCAGCAGCTAATGGTTCTCTTGGTGGTGGTCAACAGGGAAATAGACAGCTGGTTATCAATGTAGATGGCCGTGGCTATGATGAAGCGTCCCTAGCGCGTGAAATAGTGCGTCAAGAAACCTACCGGGATATTGTTGATCCATCATATGCGCTGGGGTGATTTATGCAGATTAACGGGATACAGTGCGATTTGCAGTACCCGATCAAGGTTGAGCATGGCCTGGCATTGATCTGGAGAGAGTTTGAGGGTGGATACTGGGATGTGCGTGATCTGGGGGCTCAATACGATAAGATCCGGAGTTCATTTGCTATCTGTGGTGTTGATTCTGAAATATATCCTCTGCATGAATCTATTCGAACATCAATCAGGAATAATGATCCGATCAGCCTGACGGCCGAGGATGAAGAGCGTGTTCTTGGTGCGTTGTATCCCTCTGGATCTTATAGCTTAAGAGTGGAAACCCTTGGAAATGTAACCAGGAAAAACTTTGCTCTGTATGAGTTCCAAATAGATGTGATTTGCGAAAACCATCCAGATCCTGAACTGGTTGTTGCGGACTTTTACCAAATGCCGGTACCAGTTAGTTATGAGAATAGCGCATACCTAGATCAGCAGAATGTAGAACCAATCTACCCCCAGACATTTGAGACCCTTAGCGATGGTGCAAACAAAGGTACCTGGCCAATTGTATCGCCTCGAATGCGGGCGGAACTAGCTGCCTCGGTGCTTGCAGATGTTACACAAAACATCCGTCGCTTAAGTTTTGAACTCCCGGCCTCGTGGTCAGGGCTTTACCCGTTTGGTCAGGCTTGGCAGTCAGGGACTTGGGCATATGTCCAGGCACTGTCTGAGACAGTGAAGCGTCTGGATAGTCACATATTGAAAATGGAGCTAGTGAAAGATGTCAGTTAGATTTTTGATAAGTTTGCAGTTTAGACCATTAGTCGGGGATGTTACGAGTCCGGATTATAACATTGTGAACAACGAGCTGCATTTATGTACTGGTTCTGATTCTCTGGAGCTAAACGGTCTCACATTCTATCCAGGCTACATTCCAAAAGGTGGTCTAAGCAGCATTGAGCGCGGTGGTGGATTTCGTCAATGGCCCTGCTACCATAAAACAAATCATTCTAGTGTAAAAATTGCCAAGTTTGGGCTATACCAGGCATTGAAAAATGCATTTGCCTTGAATTCGGGGTTTGCAAAAATATATGTGGAGTCTGGTGGTACCGTGACACAGATTTTTGGTGGAGGGATCAAAAGAATCTGGCCAGAACAGATGTCAGTAAAAATTGAACTTGGGGCACCTATGTCAACTGATGGTTTGATGCCAGCTCCGTCTGCAATTGGGATTGTAAAGTTTGCGAAGGGCGTTGTTGAGCGGGAAGAGTCGGATGTTGTGAATTTTTGGTGGAATGATCCTAAGCCTACTACTTCCATGGACTATTTGACCACTTATGAAGGTGCTGAAACTGGGTTCGATTACAAAATTCGCATAGCTGTAAATTATAATGTAACCGATAGTGATTTGATTGGAAAATTTGCCTTGGCTCGTTCTGGTTCTGGGGCGGGTTGGTCGTCTAAAATTGTTGGTGTTGAAAATAGGACTTCTGGGAGTATAGACTTAATTTTGCCTGAGTTTGTTGATCTCAGTAAGTTTAGAGCCAAAGCTGTTGGTGCTGAAGATCTAACCGTATTTGAAATTAAGGCGGTTGACACTATAATCCGCTATGCGCACAGCTCGATTAAACAGGTGGTTTCTGATCAGTTGATTTTATCCGATGTTGAGGGCGGTGTAAGGGTTGCCGATGCGCTGGTGGATGCGGAAGGTGACTTTGAAAGTATTGTATCGAAACCTGTTGATGATGTAAAAATCGAACAAATTATAGCACCCAACTCACCCTATGTTGTGATTGATCAGTTTGGCGTATCAGGTGATTCAATTCCAACGGAAGATCTATTTGATGAAGAATGGGTTGATCCTGACAGTGTAAGCTTAGACCCCGCTAATCTTGATGATGGGGTATTACTTTTTTCTTTGGACACAACTAACGTGCAAAGCACTGACGTATATGACTTCAGGATTAAATTACAGTTTAGCATCTATGCAGACAGAGGGTTAAAATTTAGGCCGACAATCGATTTTCTAATAAAGGGATTGCTTCCAAACGCGAGTTATGATGATTACATGGATTTCAATTTTGAAAGTTTCACATGGACTGCTGGAGTTACCTTATCAGGTGTTTTGCTCAATGACGTTCAGAATTCAATACTAGCTTCCGGAGATAAGTATCATCTAGACCCTAACCATAGCCCATCCGAATGGGCTGCTTTAATGCTGTCTCGCCCAGGGTTCAAGAAAATGGCTGGCAATGATTTGGTTTTAGATTATTACAATACAAGGTACAAGTCTGGCGTTAGCTTGGATGTAAGTCCATGCGAGTGGCGTGACCAAAGGTTTAATATAGAGGTGATGATCCCGCTCCAAAAGCCAGGAACTATTACAAGCAACACCGCAGGCATCAAACTCTCAACACTTGCTTACGAATTGTACGAGGACCTGAACGTCAAAGACCTCCGACCCAAAGTGTATGGCGAAACATGGGGGGGGTTGGCGTCTAACTATGGCCCGAACTACGTTGATTCAGAGTCTGTATCTGAAAACGTTATGCTTATGGTTGACCAGATAGCTCGGAAGTACTTAGGGCTATCATCTGACTGGATATCACCAGATATGACTCTGCGCGGTTTTTACCTTGGGTTGAAGGGGGGCTTTATCATGGACGCGGAAAGGCCTGCTGAGGATGTTATCTCCGATATTGCAAAGGGATCATCTGTAAATGTATTCTGGGATCGAAAAGGCCAGCTGAAGGCAGTTCCTGCCTACGATTATGATTTGACTACCACCAGAGTATTCAACGAAGGAACTACTGAAGATAGCGTCAAGGTTGAGCAGATCCGCGAAAACAACATTTACAACGAAATCAACCTGGTTGTGCGCGATTATAACGAACCAGACACTGAGGTGAAAATTCAGGTTACCGGCGTTGACAGTGCATATGCTGCTGGGGACATATCTGGGATCCCAGATGATCAAATAGCAAACTGGACGCCTTTGTTTGATATTTTGCGGAACTCATACGAGGCAACTGGAAAGAAGCAGACCTGGAGCCAAACACACTTTTTTGTAGATCCTGCGGTTTACGGTACCGAAGAAGAGTACTACGAAGCAATCAGAGAGTGGTTGACCTGGCTGTTTACCCACATCTCCAAACCTCACCGGATTGCAGCTTTTGATGTTTCTATCAATGTGGGAGCCGCTCAGGAGCTTTTTACTCATTGTTGCTTGCAATCTGCGAAACTCCTAGAGGATGAAACGCTGTTTGGATTCATCCACTACATCAGGCACGAACCGGCCAAAATGAAAACTCACATTGAGATGTTTTCAACTGCCGATGAATCGAATGACATAACTGCTTTCGATGAAGAAGGCCTGAGCAGTATGGGAATATTTGAAGAATCAACCGGGATAAACGTTGATGAGGAGGTTGTATGACCGCAAATACTAGATCTGGAGACCCGCAAAACCCTCCCATTATCCCGGTATATCTGAGTACTCCCTTTGAAGACGCACCGGAGAGCTTTGAGCCTCTTGAAGTCAATGGCACCGGTACTGTGGAATATGCAGACCTATGGAAGCGAGAGGGGTACTCTTTGTCCCTTCTTGAGCAGGAAATGCATCCCAGACAATTAGGGGTTTATCTGGATGATCCAGACACTCCGGATGATTTTGATCTCGCCTACAAAACCAGAGGTGGGAATTTTTTGCATTTTAGCCTCAACTTATGGCTTCGTTCCTTGGGAGAGTTGACTCCAAAGAATGATTTACCCATTTATGCGTCTGGTGGGTTACGTGGGAATTGGTCCACAGGTTTGTTGTTTAGCGATTCCGGTACCGTCAATCAGCGATCTGTTGGTGCTGGTCTTCACGATTCTGGCGCGGATCTTCGAGTTGATAAGAGTTATCTATTTGATCTGGCGGCGGTTGGTGGAAATCTGCTTTCCTGGGACGCCGTTGCAAATCGAGGGGTTGATTCAGGGATTGGTTCTGCCCGGATAGCTCAGTGGGATTCTGCCTACTCGCACTCGCTGATTGGTGGTGCTAATCCGCATGGGGTTGATTTTGATTTGTTGTTGAGTCATCCGATTACATTGGAGGGATATGGGATAACAGATGCATACACTAAAACGGAATCAATAAATTTATTTTTCAACCGCTCAGGCGATACGTTGGCACTAGGTGAAGGGTTAGAGTTCACCGATGATGGTGATTATTTTGGAACAAGTGCAGACGCAAGAATAATAAACATACTAGACACCAATGGACTAAATGGAGCTGTTGATGGTGGTTTAGTTTTTAACTTCCGTACTACAAGTGACGATGTTTCAATCGAAGGTTTGCGTCTTAGATTAAATGAGTTCAAGTGGAAAGGCGATAATATAGCAACTCAACCGTGGGTTACATCTCAGAATTATGTATCACAAACTGATACAGATGATTTATATGTTTCTAAAAACGGTGTAGGAGCTTTATCAGATGTTAATGTGACATCGGACACACAAGCATTTATAGCATGGACAAGTGCAACAGGTGCTCCCGGCGATTACTACACATATCTAAACATAGACGGCGGGTATGATAACCGAATGTTTCAATTTGCCAGCCATTTCGGGAATAGTAACATTTTGTTTTTCCGTTCAAAGTATGACACCGCTGATACATGGTTAGACTGGGAACGTGTTGTAACTTCTAATTATGGTGATACTAGATATTTTAAGCTTAATACATCAAATGACAAACAATTACATTTATCAGGCATATCTTCAACTATTGGGACAACAACGGCTTCTAATGGATGGATATACTTAGATGACGGCTCAACAAATGCCCTCGGATTAGACCCGAATGAGATACACGCAAAAAACGCTCTTATATTTTCAACCGAAAACACAGGCGGTTACTTTGATTTTAGAGCCGATTTAAAAACTGGTGTTGCTCATATTAACACATGGTCACAATCATCATCATATGCCCGCTTCGGTCATTGGGATTATAAAGACGATGCTAACATTTACGGTTTCATGCAGTCTAATACAGGTGATGCATTTATTAAGGGTACGGATTTAATTTATTTACGCACCGCAACTGGTAACGGATATTTAAGATTAACTCCTGATGGCGTGGGTGTAAATGGTGAACCTTTCTCATCTGCATATGCTTTAACCGTCACAGGCAGTCAAATAAATACAGGTGATTTGCGTCTATATGCTAACACGACTGACAGGGTAAACCGGAATATAAAAATATATCAGGGTTATGGAGGTGGATTAAGTTATCCCCGACAAGATTCAAATATTGACTTCGGTTACTATGACGGCACTGATAATCTAAGAGATTGGACTATTGGAATGTTATATCAGGGCGGTGGTTCGACAGCCAATAGATTTTTTATAGCCTATGACAGGAGAGACGGAACACAACCTTATGAAACATATCAAGCAAAGTTTTATAGTGGCGATCAAACTATAAGATTTAACGATCATGTAGGTATAGGGGGCGAAGCAAACACAGGTTACAGCCTTCGCACCTATTCTAATTCATGGATGGGCGGAACTGTAGACCTGAGAACATCCGGCTCGCAACAAATGCGGGTAGGTTATGGGGTATCATCGACTTATGAGCCGTATATAGACTGGTATAATTATACAACACGAAGGGGATATATACAAGCCAAAAACGCCGGACATCTTAGGATGTACGCTGATCAAAGATTTCATATTAACGGCGGTGGTGATGAAATAGTCAGGTTCGGTTATGAGGGTACAAATAGTAACGGCTATAATTATATGACCTTTTATTATAATGACTATTTGGCTGGTTATATAATGGCAAGAGATACTCCATATTTTCGCATTAGGGCATACGATAAATTAGATATATATGTCAACAGAGGAAACCCTGATGACATTGATATATATGGTGGTGTGACGTGTAACGATTCTTTAACCGTTGCAGGACAAACAAAAATAGAAGACCACCTTCTGATCAACACCACATATAGACCGAATACAGATTATAAGCTTTCCGTGTTTGGGAAAACCTATTTAACTGATCATTTGTACGGATCGAGCGCCCGATTCAGTAGCAGTGTTTTTATAGATAGTTATATAAACGCAGATCAATTTGGCATCTCCCCCGAAGCTAACTTAGTATCGCCAAATGCTCAGTATAATGTGCTTTCACTAATACCTGAAAACTATGGTGCTTATTTCATAATGGCAACTAAAGACGATGACGACACCCCCCCCGCTATCTGGACAATTACCTATAATTCGTATGGAGCACATGTAAATAAAATAATTGGATCAGAGTTATATCTATTCGCTGTGTCTGGCAGTCATGTGATAATTAAAGGCGGGACAACTACATATCCCGGACGAGTCAAATATAATTTAATGAAAATGTTTCCAATGTAGCACAAACCGCTTTCATTCCTGCCGAATACTTTCATTTTAATCAAATTATAGGTATCAGATTAAACGATCATCAAGAGGTACTTATGTTTGAAATTGAGCTGGAAGGTGGAGACAGGATTGAACTCTCGTCTTTTTCTTTGAATACTGGCGGCGGGCCAGATCCGAGTGTAGGCGGTGGCGAAATCCGCTTGCATATCCAAGAAGGAACTTTCGTATCTGCTGCCGGAAATCGCGCGAGTACAAAATCAACCAATATCCCCTTGAATGATGCTGACGCAGAAGCCTTTGATGCTTTTTTGTCGGGGGTACTGGCGCGTGACAATAATGATCAAAAACTGCTGAGGTGAGTATGGCTTTAGCAAAAAAAACTACGACTCAAAGCATCTGCCTGACGAAAAAGACTCGTGAATTCGAAATTGCAGAGTTGGCCAGCCTTGGAGCCTCGCTTCGAGCTCTCGCACCAAATCCGAAAGGTGCCTGGTACCAGAGACTGCTTGGCGCGAACATGCGGGCAATAAAGCCTCATACAGATGAATTGGCAAAGGCTGCTGAATCTCTGCAGGATTTCCAGGCTGAGATTGACGCAAGAAAAGATCGCAGTGTAGAACTGAAACTGGCTGAGGCCGGTGCTGGTGAAATTCTTCACACCTTGAAGGACGAATTCTCGGATTTGTTTACAAAGGAAAAGGAAGTATTTGCTGCAGAAAAAGAAATCGGTGCAAAAAAAGTAGGTGTAGAGCTTCTGCATTTTCCACACGATTTGGACGTGGAATTTGTTGTACTTGACAGCGAAAAAGAAAAGGATTGGGGTAATTATGTCACCTGGCTGGAAACGCTTCGTGATGATCCTCCTGCTGAGTAGCTTAGCCCTCCTGGTGATGGCTGCGAGTGGTCCCAGTAGCAATAATGCTAACGGGATTACTCCGCAGCCAGTTCCTGTGATTGTGCTAACAGTTGGAGAATTGATATCTGGTCTTTTCGGGATCATCACTCTGATAGCCATACCTCTGATTATCTATTTCTTGAATAGAAAGGATGCAAAAGAGGCTAAAATTTTCAAATGGCTTGAAGAACTAACCAAAGAAGTAGCTAGCCTGCCGGGCAAAGTCTCTGATAAAATGGCCGAAAAGTACACAACTAAAGAAGAGTTCAAGCAGCATTTGGAGCACCATCATGGTAACGAGAAAACTGGTTGAGCTTCGGGCCCAACGCCCTCGGCTAGATCTGCTAGCACGGCACGAAGTGGCTGATATTGCCAAATGGAAGAAACACGGCTGGCGTAAAAACCCACTTTACCGCTCATATGAAAAATTCAAAATTGAGGCTCTCTACTCTGATGGTATTGTAGAGCAGCTTGAGGTTTTACCAGGGAACATCATTGATATTGGATCTGTCCCAGATATAGTCCCGGATTTAATCGCTGATGACCATGGTTGGCTTGGTCAAACCATCTTCTACATCTGGCATGACGTTGACTATGCTACAAAATGGTGCTCGCGATCAGAAGCAGATTTTAGGCTGTATGAAGGCCTTTCTTTTGTTGGGGTGCATCCGGCTAGCTGTAAGTTGATTTATGCATCCGTGCGCGTAGGAGGCTATTTCTGCTGGGAAAAACCAGATGAAATAATCCAGAAATTTCGCACACTGGCCAACCGTCAGCCAATTCCAGGTTTTACCCTGAATTCCAACCAAGAGGATGTAGTAATATGGCAAAAAGCCGCTTAAAAAGTGCTAGGGCCTTAAGTGAGGGTTTAAATATTGCGGTTAATTACGCAAAAGGTTTGGTCGGTACGCCTTATCGTTGGGGCGGTGAGAGTATTCGCTCAGGGCTTGATTGTAGTGGGTTTATCCGGCGTGTTTTCTTAGCGTCTCATCCCTCCTGGCCAAAAGAGGACATGACCGCCCATGGTATTCGGGAACACTTAAAAATAGCTGGCTATAAACCAGTAGATTTTGAAGCTCGCAGAACAGGGATGTTGTTATTTTTCGGAAATAAGAGAACAGACGAGGTCACCCACGTGGCGATGCTGATATCTCACGACCATATTATTGAAGCTGGTGGAGGTGGTTCTTCGACCAGGTCAGAGGCCGATGCAGAGGCTCGAAATGCTTTTGTTCGAGTGCGTCCTTTCCCTCACAGAACTGATTTATTGCAGGTGTTTGACCCCTGGGACTAGAGGGAAATAAGGGGGAGCATCTTTTACAAATCTATTGTATTATATGGACTTAAGTAGAGCAGCTGACTCTTAATC